CGCCGCAACCCTCGAACCACACATTGAAAGTCGCCGGATTCCGGCAGACTTCTCCCGGTGAAGGGTGACACAAACGAATCGGCTTCATATTACCCTCATCACCGCGCACCCATTCCACCAGATCTCGCCCATATCCTCGTGGTCGCCCATGGACCCCATAACGAACTGAAAACGGATTTTGTCGATATGGTTTGCAACGAACTGGTTGATCGAGTGGATGACCTCCGGGTATGAATAATCGTCCACCAGGATGATCGAGCCGGATCGCAGGTACGGCCAGGCGGCTTCCATGCCGGCCAATTGCGTCTCGTAGTCGTGCGCACCGTCGTAGTAATAGACCTGCACCTTGAAATCGTTGGGGACGTTCGCAAAGAAATCCTGATAACTCATGTTCCTCAAATCGACTCGCTCCGCTACACCGAATTGATTCAAGTTGCCCTGTGTGCGCTCGAGGCTGTTGGTAGTGCTGAATTCGGCAAACGAATCCACGCCAATGGCCCGCGCCTGGTTTCCCAGCAGAGCCGAAATGAGCGAGCCGCCCTGATACGTTCCGACCTCCAGATACAGTTCCCCTTCGTCCATACAGGACACGATGGCATTGAGCACGGCATACACGCGCGCGCGTGACATGCAATGGATGTTTGAAATGACATCGGCAAACCGTCCATCGTGTTTGCCCGCCAGGACTTCCTCGAGTTGCGTTCTAAGTTGATGGTAATTCATGGTTCCTCTTATGGTCTCCAGAAAAAGAATATCACAAAACCGCACACAATTATTATTGCTCCAACAATCTCCAATATTAGCCTACGGCAGAAACTATCAAGCTCACGCATCAGTTGTGCGTGCCGCGCAGCTTCCGAAACATATTCGGATTCATCGTCCGTCATCTTGATAATCCTCTCCTGACTTCAGCCATAACGTATGTGGCTTGATCTCGGGATGCTCCTGCATGGAAAATTGATATTGTTTCTGTTTTCGCAGATGCACGTCCTCATCCCGGCTGCTTCTGTGCATCTGGTGCAGATGGTAGAAATGATGCGACGGGTCCAACGACTGCCAGTAATAGTTGGTCGGATATCCAGCGACAAACGTATCAGGACTCTCGAATGGATAGGTCCCCCTCCATTTGCTTTCGACCGAAAACACAGCCTGACGCGAGACGCCCGTCAGTCCATGCTCTGTCCCCAGCATCCAACACTCGCCATTCGGCAGTTCTGTGCATTCAATCCCATAGGTAAATCCGCTCATCGCGTTCTCAGGCATCGGGTGATCGTGGATGAACTGCAAATATTTTGTTGGATAAAGTTCGTCTGCATCCACAAGCATGGCGTGAGTTGCGCCAAACAGCTCCCTGGCCTTTGCCTGCATCCAGCCGCGGCACTGACCAACCTCCTCGGGGGAGAGGTTGTCATACGTCATCAGCGTGACACCTGGCACTTTAGCGATCTGCTCGCGCGTGCTGTCTGTGCTGCCCGTGTCGGCGACGATGGCATTGCCGAATACGCGGATAAGTGGAGTGAGGACGCGTTCGATCCAGATCTCCTCGTTCTTGCAAAGTACGATGGGAATCACGATCATTGCGGCTTCTTTCTCCCATGTGCGACCGCCGACGCCATCAACGCCACGACAAAGAATATTACAAAGAAGGCCCACGTCAGCGCATCGGATGGGGCCAGTCTAAGGACGATCAGCCAGCCCAGAACGAACACACTGATCCAGCCAACGACCGCAAGTAATTGAGACAAATTTTCAATTTTCATTTCTTTCTGGCTCTCTTCCTGCTTTTGTAATTATTGAGCAGCTCCATCGCTGATGGCATGGTCGGCGGCATCATGGATGAAATGACCTGGACGGGTTGCTTCGTCGGTTCGGGAATGGCGATCTGGCCGCCAACAGAATGGATCACGGTTCTCGCCATCTGTTCGGGCGTCAATAACGGCTTCAGGTACGCACGCAGCGCCGCTTCCGATTTAAACACGCGCAGATGGCCTTTTCCGTCACTTAGATAGTTCCGCTTCTTCCCGTTCTGCTGGTAGGCTACCCAGAATTCCAGATGGTTCATTGGATTTTGCGGCTGGTTCGTTTGCTGATCCATTTTTCATCCTCTCCACAATGACTGTTAGCGGCGCTTCCACGAAACGAGACCCGCGGCATTTGCTCCTCATGCGGTCGTGGTCGTAGAATTGCAGGTAAAGTTTCCCATCCCGCTCGACCAGTCGAAACATGGGAATGCCGTCCAGTTTCGCCAGGCCATCGTCGGCTATTTTTATCAACGCACCGTTTGGGTCTACGACTGCCATTACCTGTATTCCTCGCCTGTCTTGAGATTCACCCAGTAGTGTTCACAATGATATCCGTGGCATGAATATTCTGTCGTGCCAGGATAGGGCTTCAAATCGTTTTCGAGAATATATTTTATGGTATGGCGTTTGCCCTTCATGGCCTGGCATTCCGGGCAAGACTCCTGTCCGTCGTCTCCGACAAACTCGCAAGTGGCGTTCTTCGCGCCCATCATTTTCGCCTGGCTAAATACCGCGTCCAGCGTCGCGGCGTAGCCGTCCGCGCGCGCAAACGCCTCTGCGATTGGGTCGATCCCGTCCCACTCCTGCTTCAGGCGGGAGAACAGATCCACAATGAAACCTCGCTCCTCAGCGACCCGGCCACCCAGCCACGACTGCGTATCGTCATCGAGTGGTAGTTCGCCGCCCGATTCCTGATACCCGTCATAAACAGCATCGGTAAACGACTCAGACATGGCAACCAGCATCTTGTTCCTGAACGCGGTGACAGGACGGTCGCTTGTCAGGTATCCTTCGATACTGTCGTAGACTTCCGCCCAATAATTATTTCGGATCGCTTCGTAATCGGCCATTGATCTCTTTTTTTTTACGGGATGTGCCACGCGGATCTGAAACTTACGCGCGCCCGCACATCGGATCACTCGATATTTGTTGTCGCGGAATGAATACCTGACGATGTCCTCATCGGGGAATCTATCCATTGCCATTCGCACACGCTGGCGCTCCACGGCCTCGCCTGCGTCGTCCGTATCGGCAACCTTGATATCCTCTTCCTGGGTTGTCCAGTCGTCATGGATCAGGTTCGCTTCGACCAGCAACTGCCGCGCTTCATCCTGGGTAATCAGGATCTCGCCGTCCGCGTTGACACTCTTGTACATCTGATCCACCAGGTTTAGGCTGGCTTGCCTGAGCGTTGTCTCGGAAATATCCCCGTCCACGTCACGCTGCTCGAATTCGAAGTCGAGCGTCTCTGGCAGTTCCTCCTGGATCTTCTCCTGAAAGCTCAGTGCAAAATCCAGGCCGCCTTTGCTCGATGCCTTCCTGTGCTGCGATTCGCTTTCCGTCGCCGTCCCCAGCGCGCCGCTGGATACCGGCCAGAACTCGCGTGGATCGTAACCAAATGCCAGCGCATACCCAAAGATGATCATGTCTGTGAATGCGCGGTGATCAAAGTCTTCTGGCAGATTGGAAAGTGAAGTTAACTTAACTTCTATAGGTGCAGTACCAGCCCCTGCCAATACCTGTACGCCTGAGTAATACTCGCGTTCCAGACTCTTTAACTCGGCGGTGCTTTCCTCGAGGCTTTTCAGCCATTGATCCTGTGTAATGTTGTTGACCGTTAGGATGCCCTTCGGGGCTTTCGACGCCAGCTTTTCGCGGTCGTGCTCGAACACGCTCACCAGCAGCTTTGCCAGTTCGATGCAGCGACTCACTGCACAGAAACCGAGGCCGTTCATTTCCTCCGCCGGATTCGGAAACGATGCCACGCGGAAATAATCATTTGACGTCCACTTTCCCTTATCTTTCCCTGCATTCCCGTATTGCAGTGGAGCATCCATATTCCCCGTCAACCTGCATTTTTTCGGGTCCACCGTGTACATGGCGGCCAGCACGCCATTTTTTTGGAGCCGGCCGATCTCGACCACACCGCCCAGGTCCGCCTGATAATAATTCTGCGCAGTCACTGATGCACCAGGCCGCCAGCCATAGATGTCAGGGGCGACACTGAAGTTGTGCAAAATGTTCGTGAACTTTGCGACCTGGTTCCTGCCGCCGACCATGGTCCATCCGCGGCTTTTGTCTATGGACACAACAGATTGCAGGACGCCCAACAAATATGGCTCTTTCGTGACAGCCTTTGCGAGCCATTCATCGCGCTTGCGGCTGTCAGCCATGTATTTAGGCTCATTAAAGATAAGCTCTTTCACCCATCCATAAACCGCGAAGAAGAACTGCGCCGTGTTTTTGGTATTGATGTCGAAGCGCGGCTGCTTGCTCTGCGCGGCTGTCTGCCTCGCGCGCTCGATCTCTTCCGCCGCATGGTCTAGCGCCCTGATTTGTTTTTGTGTGTGTTTTCTCGCCATAACAACCTCTACTTTATCTCCAACATGCACGGCTTCAGCCGGTTGCGCAGTACGATATATTTCCAATTCTTTGTTGTGTCTATCCACATGGTGCCCATTGCAAAGTAACCAAGTTTTGCAGTGATCTCGACATCCTGGTATGGCATAAGCCTGTGAAAGAAATCTCCGGTCACGTCGTAGACACACAAAAGGTTTTGCCACTTTCCTCGTCCGCGACACGGCCTTGGTTGTCTATTAGGTCTGACATGACTAAGTGTTCTTTTTGCTTTCACCTGACAAGCAACTCCATGCGTGTGTTTTACGAAGAAATATCCGATTTATTCCACACGAACGACAGTCAGCGGCAAAATATTTTTGAGTTGCTGGTTGGCGGCTTCGTGTTGACCGCAGCACGCCAGGCCGCCCATCAAACGACCCTGCACAACAAAATAAGAAATACGACAGCCACACTCGAAATACAGGGTTACATCGTCATCTTTGGTGAGTGTTTCGGTCGGTTCAGTGTTTTCAATGCGTTGATTGACTTTGCTAATTCTCGCCGCCAGACCACCCATCTCTAGGCAGATGTCAACCAGTTCCTTTTTGAGTTCATCTTTTTTGCTCATTGTTGCCTTTCAGATGTTCGTTCTATTTAGCCACCATGATCGCACCAACCAGCACGCACACGAACAGCCAGAAGGCGATCAATAGGTCAATGATTGAGAAACGAATGTTCATTCTATTTTCACGCGCCTGTGCTGTGCGTGTCGTTCCCTGCCACATCGTATCCAGTCCACGCAGCCTGCAATTCTGCCAATGATTGAACATCGGTATCAGCTCTCACTAATCCGTATTTGTTCACACCTACCACATAGGTGTTATAGTCACAAACCCCGCCCCCTAAATCATTATCGCTATTTCCCCATGACAGGAGCTTTGCGGTTCCGCTTGCCGTGAGGGTGTTGCCTGTAAATGTGATGTTCTGGCACTTGTTCCCGGTGGCAGAATTGACAATGATCTGCATGAGGTTGGCTTGCGCGGCTGTAATCGCGTTTCCTGTGATGGTCGCATTTTTAGCTCCCTTGCAATATATTCCCACCACCGATCCGCCCGTGATCGAGTTGCCTGATACAGTGTTCCCGTCGCACTCTTTTAGCACCACGCCATACGCGCCACTCCCGGCATTGATCGTATTATCTTGTGCCACCATGCCAGCACAATCGCCTCCCATCAAAACAACGTGATTATTTCCTGATACGGTGCAGTTACGGACAATTCCTGCAATCGTTCCGATTGCCACGCCGTCCTGACCAAGTTGTAGTGCATAATTTCCCGCTGCTCCCTGTGCAATTGTGCAGCCGTCGAACAGCAGCCCCGTGTAAGACAATCCCGACGCGGTATTAACCTCGACCATACCAGGGATGTTACATTGATAGAACTCCAGATTTTCAACAGTTGTCCCGCCTGACCTGAGAAACAAAACAGCCCGCGACGCGCCAGAGACAGGGGTCAAATCTAAATTCTCGAACCGTAAGTTTTGCGCTGTGTTCAACCAGATATTATAGGTAGCGTCACCATTGCCGCGAAGAACTACCGAACCATATACCCCGCTTTCAGGAATGATGTATTGCAACCCTGTGAACCGTCGTGCTATCTGAAAATAATTATTCGCTCCGGTAACTTCGTTATATGTCCCATCCCCAACAATGATTGCCCCGCCTCCACCGATAGCGACGCTTGCAATTGCTTTTTGTACAGTCAACCAGGGCGTACCCGTTGACCCGTCGCCCGTGGTGTCGTTGCCTGTTTTGCGGACGTAGACAATTGTGGAGAAGTAGCGTATGGAAAACTGAACCGCTGCCGTGTTGGCATTGCCTGCCGCGTCTGTGCTTACACCCGCAGCTACATCTACCGTGACTGTCCCGGTTGCAGTTGGAGTGATGACAGCGGTATAGACCGAACCCGAAACAGCGTTGAATGTCCCGGCTCCTGCATTGGCAGAAACGGTAATGTCACCAAGTGCAAAACCTGTCACATCCTCCGAGAATGTGAAGGTTGCCGTAAATGCTCCTGCCGTTGTTCCGCTGGCTGCGCTTGTGATAGTGCAGGTCGGCGCGGTGGTATCGCTCGGCCCTGCCAGCACCGTCATCAGCAGCCTATTTCTCAGCATGGCGACCTCGCGATAGAAACTTTATTCTTTTCATGTCTGGTAGACCAGGTGGGCATTGTCCCCGGTTGCGACGAATACCCCGAGCGACGTGATGTTCGAGAATGGTCCAATCAAGCGAATGTTGTTCTCCGGGCAATGGAATCCGGCAGCCGCAATAGATGCGGACGTACCATTGACCGTGCACCCTGCCGGACCACCCTCCGCCATTACGAAGACCGTCGTTGTCCCTGCCGGAATGGTCGCGTTTTGGTTCCCGTCATTCCCGGCAATCACCTGCTGCCCAAGATACGTACCCGGCGTCAACTGCGCCTCAGGAGCAGCTTCGACGTGAGTCCCATCGCCGTTGTCAACCCAGCGCACTCGTATCCTGACCTTCGAATCTGCGGTCTTAATTTCTTTTTCCTCGATTACATCAGACATGGTAGTCTCCTTTACTCATTGTTCGTTTTTACGCTACTGTGCGTACCCAACCACCCGATAGATGCAGCAATTCGTTATACATTCCGCTGGCTGCATCCATATCGTCGTCATGCGTGCCAGGCTGCCCATCTTGTGCATGCATACGATTCAGCCATCTTTCATTCCACGCCCCGCGCAATAATTTCACATTGCCTGCCAACGCCTGAGCCGCCAATGGTTTCGCTCTCGTGATTTTGTCACCTTGTGGAGGTGTGCCGCGTACGTCGTATCCAGCCAGCATGGTCACAATATGATGGGCATCCCGCACACCACTCGCTCCACCCTCCTGCTCGAATCGAATGGCGACGCCTTTTCCATCCTGACTGGCTGTATTTTTCATTGTCTCATCGGTACGAGCTGGATCTATTTGTTCATTAGTCGCATCCAGGATGTAAACAACTTCACTAACGATCTTGCCTTTGCAGGACGCAGTGGAATCGGCGGTTTTCTTCGACGTTGCAGCCAGGTCCCAATTGCGAAGCTCACGCCCGCCCGCTGGCACCGCGTCCACGATCTCAAACCAGGCCTTGTTGAATACTTTCCCCGCAGCTGGCTGGATTTTCCAATTCCCGCCGCGCGTGCTGTCCCCTAGGAGTCTTTGACGCTCAACATAATCAAGCGCCTGAAGGTTGGCAAGATACCCGGGGTCTTTTTGCATTCCAATCTGATTATCGTAAATCGTAGACAAAATAAATGTCACGCTTTTGGGCATACTGCTGGGATACTCGGTCTGCAACTGATTTGGGTCGTCACTCCAATAGGTTTGATCGTTTTCGCGTACCATCCAACGGATAACGCCGCTTCTCTCGGGAATAGTCCAGCCGTCATCATCTATCCACCATGCGAGGAATTCGGCCAGCCAACCCGGCTCGGGATTGGCGCTTGCGCGAATGTACGGCCTTATCCCACAAGTCGAACGGTTGCGGGAAAACATATAAAAGAATTGCGATGCTGTAAAGGTTTCCAATTGATCGAACTCTATCAGCGCGATCTGTGCGGATTTCCAGGAATATTTATCGCTCTCATATTGCATGGCAGCGAAGGTGATCTTTGCCCCGCTCTTGAATTTGTAACTATGCTCTTGGGCATTGGGTTTGCCATCCAAAAGCGGATATAAATTACCAGCCTCGTCCCACAAGCCGCCCTCGCGCGTGATCTCTGGGATTGTGCGCCGAAAGATGACCGCACCGAAACCGTTGTTATCAATGTGACGTAATGGCTCAATTTCGAGCGCATAGGTTTTCCCGCCAAATGCTGCACCGCCGAATACAACCACGTCGGCAGCACTGGATAGGAATTGTTCCTGCCGAGGCTGAGGACGAATCTCGATGATTGCAGGCGCTTCAGCTATCATTGCGTTTATTGTCCGGGATGTAAATCAAAACCGGGGATTCAAAAGGCTTATCCCCAGCAGGATTTGTCGGCGCAATTTTCTTGGGTGCATCAAGACCAAGCAATTCACAGCGCTTATTGATACACCATTCGATGCCCCTCAAAAATGCGGGGTTGCCGCTCTGCCCCTCAGTGCGCTTCGTATCTTTAATAGGAGTTATGCGCGATTTAGTCTTGCCTTCCTTCTCTACATCTACGCCCTTTTTGACGACAATCCGGATCTCTGCATCCTCCTGGCTTCGCTTCCATGCGCTCCAATACTCGCGTTCTAAGTCGTCTACCCTTGCCAGTTCATACGCCTTGCGATCGTTGATGTCAATCAGGGATGACTGCCGCCACTCATTCTGTAGAGTAGCCAAATCATTGCTAACGGTAGACTGCGAGAGTTTCAACTCCGCAGCAATGTCAGCTTGTAAGTCACCGCGCAGGTACATCTTTGCTATACGTCGGCGGTCACGTTCTATCTGGGATGCGGAACGATGTTTCTTGGTGGTCATGGAATCGGCTCAAGTATTAATTTTCATAATTTGGAAATATCGATGGTTACGGGTGATACGGCCCCGGCACAACTTCGTCTTCCTTGAGCACACGCACCCGGCTGGCTGGCAGAAGCACCGTATCCTCGTTGGCAATAAATAAGGTCGGCACAAAATTGCCGTCCAGCTGCCAGAATGGAGTTACCCTATCTTCGCGTCCCCATGTATGTGTTTGATCGTTATAGTCATCTCTATATGACAGAGTAGCACCATAAACCCTGCCGTTGCGACCATCTGTATACCTTTGGATGATCGGCAGTGGCTTTAATGCATTGATGCAGTAAGCGCGGTAGCACTCAGTCTCTACAAGACTCCCGTCCTCCTCTCGGTATCTCTCAATGACCTTCGCTGTGCTTACCAATTCGGTAATCGCGCCGCCCATTAGAAGGGTTTGCACGCCTATCGGTTGCGCATCGAGATTTGTGCCGCACACGTATGATGCCCGTGAATCTGACCCCTGCGAGTTGGTAATAACCCTATCGCCCTTCATAAAACTCCACCACTGTTTTTTGACGGTCTCCAAATCCATATTCGATGGTGCGTAGGACTTGAATATGTCAAACCAATAAAACTCCAGGGACGGAGTCATCTTTACACGGTCAAAGCGTGTCATAGCCGGCAGTGTTTCGGGCAGGGATTTATGCTCTGGCCCGGCTTTATTGCGCGTGGGCCTTGAACAGCCGAACACATCGAAGTCGTGCCGGATAAATCCGAATACGCCTTCGGGTTTTCCGTTCCTGCGCACCCTGCCGTTCGGCAGGGTGCTAATAGACCTTGTTTCCATCAATCGTCTCTTCGATGGTTCCGTTGTCGTAGACTTTGGTCTCGATGACGTGCACGATCTTCGGCTCGGTTGTTGGTGGTGGCGGCTCGACCGGCGGCGTTACCGTCGTAACGGCCACATGGGTGACGCCTTTGTAGGTCATTGGCACCCAGTAGTTATCGGGGGCCTGAACCCAGGTGATGGTGTGGAAAATATCGTTAATCTTCTCGGTGACCTCACGCGTCACCTCGGACACGAAGGTAATTCCCGCTTCCAGGTTGTTACGCGCTGTGACTGAATACATGCTCGGCTGCGGTCGGGGCTTTACAGGGACAAGTATCTGATAGATCATGGCTTCTCCTGTTGGTAAGGTGGGTGGTTCTGGAATAGACGATGTTTTCATGCGCAGGCCAAGGATGTTTGCAACGCGGCGCATTTTGACATCGAAGCCGGCCACTGCATCCTCACCGCATGGTATGTTGACTACCTTGATTTCACTTCCATCTCTCACGCCTTTCGTTGTGCTTCCGCCGCTGTCAAACATCACGCCGAACCAGCAGCCGAAATCGATCAGCAATTGGGCAACCTCAGGGAAGTTCATCCCGTCCTTGCTCCAATAGTCCAGGCCGTCCACGGCCACAAATACGATCTTCGACTGGTCCTGAGACCAGCCAAAGGCACTGCGGGCGCGGATATCATCATTGGTTTTATTGATCGGCGGGATCTTCCCGTCCACCACAATTCGATTGGGAAACGAAATCGCCATATGGAGCTGGGCTGGCTTGGTCAGCGAGAACTTCTTATCCTTGCTGATGTAGATGGTCTCTTCCGACCCTGGTGCACCATATTCAGCCCCGTTCGAAGCGGCCCGACCAGCCAATATGATCGCGCCCGTCCTGGGATCATTGGTCCACCCATCGCCATTGATCGCAAAATCAAGGCCAAACTTCTCCACATATCGCGGAACATAAGTGCGCATATCAGGCCTGGGAGACACAAAGAATCCATCCACCTTGTCCACATCCACTTCAGTGACGTGGTAGGTGACAGAGCGCGGCTTGACAGCCTTATAATCGCTGATGGTCAGGCCGTCGAAGTAAGCCCGCTTCGAGAGCAGCTGAGGGCGGGTCTCGACGGGAACGACATTGCTCCCACCTGCAAAATCAAGCAGCTCGTCCATCGTCCCAAGCCAGGCGTTAACATCCATTGCGCGCGTGCAGCCATCCATAATGTATCGGTCGGCTGTGAACTGCCACATGCGCAGCTGTCCCGGAACCTTGCTGGCATTGGCGGGCAGGCTGAAAGCCGCCAGCTTATCCCTGAGCTTGCCCCACGAGAGCGGCTGTTTTACGGAGGGGTATAAGGCAAATGGGTACTGCGCCCACCAATAGCCTGCACTTTTCGGCCAGGTAGATAGATAAGGCAGAAACCATTCTCCGGTATAGATCATGGAATTCCATTGCAGATTCACGAGACTGCAAAATGTTTCCACCTCTGCGGCATATTGATCGGGGGTGATACCGCTGTATGCAACCTCGATGTCGAGCATCACCGCCCTGGCTTCGCTGGGCATGTTTGCAACCAGCCAGTCATAGTTGCGATGGCCGCTAACCCAGGGATTGAAAACAAAGTACGGAATGCGGACCGGGAAACTCCTGGCTTGCTCCCATTGCGCGGCAAATCCTGCATCCATGTGATGGCCGCCGTCTATATCGTTCAGACGGACGATCATCCCCGAGACGCCATTTGCAAACAGATAGGCTTCGTCTATCTCTCCGCCGTCCTCCCAAGTATCTACTAGCAGGATTGGATTCATTAGGCCACCTTCTGTTCCAGGTCGAATGGCACCGGCTCGATGCGATGAGCTTTGAGTTGGTGCATAAGACGGATGGCATAATCTTTCCACAGCACCAGTTCATTGTGCACATTCCTGAGTTTTTCCTGCAAGTCATTCACATCAGTGGCCAGTTTTGCCTCGCGGTCGTCTCTGACTTTCTCCTTCGTCTCGAACTCCAGGACGCGCTGCTTATCACGATCTACCAGTTCTGT